ATCTATAATATTATAGCCTTTAAAGAATTTAAAAACATTATCAATATTATTTACATCTATTTGACTAGTAAGATATTCTATATCATTAAATGTTAGTAAGGACGACATCGTATCTGTTGAATTTCCATTGGATCCTCTGATCTATTAGATTAGAATCAACTGTATATTGATATCTATCTGCACTCTCAGTATCTACAGGCACACAATCCTTAAATGTATATAATTTTCTTATTATAGATTTTTGAGATTTAAAGAGCCCAGAAGAATTTATCCCTTTACCTAGAAATACAACTTGTACATCTGTATATAAGCTATTATCGAAGCAGCCGTTACGAGCTATCAGTCTTATCCACGGTTTAAAAATTAAATCATTTAAACTTAAGTTAGTATCATAAAAACTAGTTTTTAACCCAGTGGAGTCATATATTCTACCATTGTTTACTGTAATAGGTAAAAACCCGTTTACATTAGAATTATGCGGTATCACACTAGTACTATTTTTATCATCAGGTATGTCCACTCCAGTTGTAAGAGCTTGAATTTTATTTCTTTGAAAAACTTCTTTAGTTTTAGATATACCTATTCTATTATCATTTGATGTTTCCCCTATCGCTTGATATAGATCATCCGTCAATGCATCTGGTATACTATACGATACATAAAATAAATTAGAGTCAGATAAGGTGGTGTCAAACTCAAGTAATCGATTATAGAATTCCATTATAATTCCATTACTCGCGTCATTCGTTTGGTATTCTATGCCCTTACTCATTTAAAATATTTATAAAAAAAGCTCGGCTTTCGCCGAGCTTTGCAATGTTATATGAATGTGTTTTTTACTGTCCTACTATTTCTTCAAAGTTAACATCATTGTTAACAGCGTAGAAGTTAACGAGAATAAACTCTGCAGCACGAACTGGTTTCAAGTAGATATCTACTACCAATTCATTATTCTCAATTCTATCGGAAGTATTATTCCTTTCATCGCATACAATCAAGTAATCATAAACACCTTCAGTTTGCTTACAATTCTCAAATATAGGTGTTAAAGTATTAACAACCTTTGTACGAGTTAAGAATGTATTCGGCTCGAAGATGAATGACTTGAGAGTTGTTCTTGTACGTTTCTCGAGATCCAAGAACAATCTACGAACATTAACTCGATCGAATGCTGTAGGCTTACGTTGTAATGTCTTTTGACCAAATACAATAATACCTTCATTAGGGAATTGAGTTACAGGATTAATTGCAACTCTGTATAATTGATCTCTTTGACGTTGTGTTGGACTAATCGCAATATCATTTGCTTGAGTAACAATACCTCTTGAATAACCCGCAGGAGCATACCAAGGAGCGAAGTTAGCATCGTTTCTTGCATATATTCCAGCTGCGTTACCAGAGAATGGAACCCATATCTGTTTATCAGAGATTGAATCATATGTTTTGATCCAGTTACCATAAACTACAGCAAAGTTACTATTAGCTGCTCCGAACTGATGTCGGAACGGCCAATAAACATGTTGACTGAAGTTTTTAGACTTATCATCCAATATCTTACCATTGTCACCTTGTACTACAATATTACGTAATACATCAGCAATGAATACATGGTCTTTACGAGTTTCTCTTGCGAACTGCTCGAACTTATTGAATATAGTTCTGTAATCATCTCTAATTGAAATAGCATCTCCTGCAGGTGTCATATTCTCGTTGAGAGTATAAAAACCAGTATTAGCAGTAGGACTACCTAAATCTAAGAATGCAGTATCTTCGAAAGCTCCAGCTGTTTTCACAACTGTATCACTTGAATATCTCTGATTTACCCAAACAGTACCAAGACCAGCTTCGATTGAAACATCAACATTAAACTGATCCACATTAGATGCAATATCGAATATTCTATCAAGCTTAGATGGAATACTACCTAAGTTCTTAGATGTATTCTTTACATCAGCATAAGCACCTAGACCAACGATTCCAGTTTCTTTAGTATAATTGGTCGCTGCTCCTAATTCACTATCTCTGAAATCTTCCATGATCTCAGCTGTTTCATTAGCATATGTTTTTTCAGTATGTACTCTAACAAACTTCTTGGGAGCTTCAGAATTAGCAGATGTCCAGTCACCAGCGTGTTTACTGATATAAGGATTAACTAAAACTTTAACGTTTGCAGATGCATCGTCTTGTTCTTCTAAGAAGAATGATTTTCTTTCTCCGCCGTTCGCATTTTGTACTTTTCTAAATGAGTTAAGAGAACCAGTATAACCTTCAGCGAGGAAATAACTTAACTTCAGATCTGTATTAGAGAATGGCGTGACTCGTACTTTAAATACACCAAGTGAAATAGTATCAACGAAATCTGCACCGTTAATATTGAATTGAGGTATTTCTTCTAATGTTCTACTAACTGAATTTGCATTAGAAGTACTTGCTGCACTTAAACTATAATCTAACCTTGAAGTAGGTACTGTAGTAAAATCAGCTGGCTTCTTGCTTCCTGCTGTGGTAGCAACATACTGATTAACTGCACCATCAAAATTAGTTGCAGGATTAATATTCGCACCATCTATAAGACCAACATAATAACCTTCAAAGTTATTATTAACAGTTGTCTTAGCCTTATTAAGTACTATTAAACCAGCTCCTTTAATAGCATCGGTTGCAGTCAATTGACCTGTTGAGAAGTCTTTTGTTTGGCCAGTAGCAGAATCATTTGACCATGTCAAGTTACCATCTAATGCTTGATTATAAGCAGCTTGATCTAGTTCTACCAAAGTCGGTGAACCTAGGATATAATAATCAGCAGCTGATAAAGAGTCAGCATCACCACTGAGACTAATACCGTCTGTACTATAAGCTATAGCTTTAACGATTGTTTGCGCAGACACTGAACTTAATGCAGTTGAAATATCACTACCAGAAACCGCGCCTGTAGATGCAGCAGTAACTCCTAGGGAGGTTGTTGTAATATTAGTATCCCCATTACTATCTTTAGTAATTAACTCTACTGCTACTTGCATTCCGGTATCAGGCACTAAATCAGATATACCAGTAAATGTTAATTGAGTACCACCAGAAGAGAATGTAAATTCTGTGGTTTTAGGAGCCACAACAGGATATACCAGTGCTGTGTACTTGTTGCTTGCATCTGCTAACCCATCTCCAGTACCATATGGTAATCTGGATACATAAACATTAGCATCACTGTTAAATACCTGCTTAACACTGTGATAGAAATATCTCTCAGCAGAGTTAGTAGGTTTACCGTAAATTTCTTCAAAATCAGAAAATGTACCAACATTTAACACTTCATCCGTGGGTCCTTGATTTGAAAAACCAGGTATAAATACACTAGTTCCAATAGGAGCCGCGGGTCTCTGTGTCAAGTCGATTTCTCTGATTTCAATTCCAGGAGATTGTATAGTTCGTCTAGACATAGTTGTAACTTTCTTTAATTATTTATTGTCCCTTAATGGAAAGTTAGGATTTATTATTAGTTGAAATGCATAGGAAATAAGATATAATATAAATATATGAGAGGAATAATTCTAGCTGGTGGTTCTGGTACGAGAGTGTATCCAAATACAAAGGTATTATCTAAGCAGATTTTACCAGTATACGATAAACCAACGATATATTACCCATTATCTACGTTAATTAATCTAGGGGTAAAGGATATACTTATTATTTCAAATCAAGTAGGAACCTTTTTAGATATATTTGGAGACGGAGCCAGTCTAGGTCTCAATATTACATATAAAATTCAGGATAAGCCACGCGGGATTGCTGAAGCATTAATTATAGGAGAGCAGTTTATTGGGAATGAAGACGTGGTAATGATATTAGGAGATAATATTTTTACAGGTGTTGGAGAGCCTTTGTGTGAAGGTACAACTAAGCTAAGCTCTACAATTGTAGGTTATAAAGTTAGTAATCCACAGGATTACGGGGTTGTAACATGTACTGATAATTTAGTTGTATTAGATATTGAAGAGAAACCTTCTAAACCTACTAGTGATATTGCTGTTACTGGTTTATATTTCTATGATTGTACTGCGCCAGAGAGAGCTAAGAATTTAACCCCCTCAGATAGAAATGAACTAGAAATTACAGATTTAAACAAATCTTATATGGATTCCGGTGAATTAGGCCTGACAATACTAGGATCGAACCACGCTTGGTTTGATACAGGAGATAACGATCAAATGTTTGAAGCTACTATGTATATCAAAAGTATTCAAAATAGAACGAATCAAATGATAGGTTCTATTGAGCTTGAATCATACAAAGCAGGTAATATTACTATTGATGAACTACATAGTATATTATATAATATGCCTAAATGTAAATATAAAGATAATATTATTAGAGTAATTTAACTTCCATTTTCGTGAAACTAAATGAACTTGAAGAGGTTATCTCGCTATTATCATTATAGTTCCAGGTAATCTCTGCCAAGTTTGTAGGAAATGCTCCAATATAATCAAATTGTATTTTCCTATTTTCATACTCATCTAAACCAAAAACTGTTATATTAGATGCATATGCATTTAAATAAGCATGTCCTTTTATATCAATTATATTGTCACTATTGAAGTTACCTGTTTTAACGTCATTTAATAAATCCAACCACTTATATATTACCCAATAGTTTTTATACTCATTATCGATTTTAAAATTAAAATCAAAACTCCCTGGAGCTTGTCTTACATGGGAGCTAACTTTTACACTCTGAGCCCCATAAGGTAAAGTAACCTCAGGAATATCGAACGAGGGTGTTAGAGTACCAAATATACTCATTTCTAAACTATTCGCATTTACTCTATTATTGTTACGAGATATATTATCGTTAATTTCTTTCAATCCTTCAGGTAGATTGAGAACAAGAATAAACTTATCGTTTCTATTTTTATTAAGTGGTGATTGATTCATTATAATACTTCCCAGCCTTGTGCGACGAGATCATCTATCTCAGATGGGTCCTCACTAATATTTATATCTTGGAATACTACGTTAGGTGGTTGCCATGTATCTGATGCATTTTCAGTTTTATAGTCATTTAAGAATCCTTTAAAGTTTTGATGAACAAATTCAGATAAAATTATATTTTTTGGTTTTCCGTTATCATCTAACTCTATAATATCATAATATCTTTGTACTAACGCACTATCAAGAATCATTAAAGACCATATAAGAGACATAACTCTATCATCATCATATCCAGGCTTTGCGCTCCACGTTCCGTTAGGGTTACGTTGAAATGCTTTTAGTTCTTTTATTGTCTCTTTGCTTCTAAACAGAATACATTTTAACTCATGTACCCAATATCTCATATTCATAACACCTTTATATTTGGTGTTTGTATGAGCGTATACTCCCATTCTATCAAATTTAAATTTACCTGTTCTAGGACTGTAACTTACAATATTAGGATATCTGTAATTTTGATATAATAAATCTACAACTTGAGCTCCGCTATTATTTCGCTCAATTAATACAGGAGGAGATCCCCAGTGCTGACAAATATCATGTACTTTAGTAGTAAATTCATATGGATTAATAGTATTACTACAATATTCTGCTACTTGTTTTATAGTAGTAAGATCAGTAATATCTAAAACTTGTATGACAGAACTATTCTTACCCACTCCCTCTGCAACATCAACACCGATAGTATATATCGAATTTATATCTGGCTCTTCCCATACTTTATATGCGCCGTCTTCAAATATATGTTTAGGATCTTGTATCTCGCTCTCGAGTTTCAAGAAATACTCCTCGTCTATAAATGTATCTCCAGATTCTATGAATTCACAATCAAACTCTTGTCTAAATGCTTCTTCGCTCCCTATAGATTGTATAGTTTCTTTTTTCCATTTTTCATCTCTACCTGGAATCTCATACCACATCATCTTCTCAGCATACCAATTACTCTTCTTATTCAAACCATCCATATATAGTTTGTAGAATAAATTATCAGTACCATTAGGGGTCGAGGCTATAAAGATTTTAGATTTTTTAGAAGAGGAAATAATAGGATAAACAGATTTCCAAAAAGCATCTACTAAGTTATTAGGAATAAATGCCAACTCATCAAGAATAAGAACATTACAAGAATCACCACGACCAGCATCAGAACTCGTTGTACTAATACCTATACTACTACCGTTAGCTAATTTCATAGAAGTCTTTCCATATTCTATAACTCCAGGCTTTAGATAATTAGGTAACATCTCATAGGCAGTTCTAATACGAGAGAAAATATTGATTGCTGTTTGTTCCTTATTCGCTACAACAAGTATACGTTGGTCTTCTTGAAAGCATGCGATCCATAGCGAATATATTGTCATCATCGTTGTCTTACCAGTCTGTCGTGATGCTAGACAAGCGACAAATCTATTGTCGCGCAATGATCTTAATACTCTCTTTTGACTCGCATAGAGAGGTATCTTCATCTTGCCTTTATCGAGGTTTACAATGAAGAAAAAGTTTTCAGCGAAGTATAGGATATTCTGTCGAGTCTTTTTCAGCTCTCTTACCATTTTAGGAG